GAAAGTAATTGTTGATTTGCGAACCTCTACTGAGGTTTCATTTACTGTTCCATATGTCTCTTCTAGACCATGGATGTTTTGTATTCGACCAGAAGCTGCTTGGTTGGGAACTGATAATACACTTATGTATAACGCTGTTACAGGTATAGTTCGTGTCGAGGTTCTCAATCAATTGGTTGCTGCTAACAATGTGTATCAATCTATTGATACTATAGTTGAAGTTAGCGGCGGTCCAGATTTGACTTTTGCTGCTCCTATGGCACCGTCTTATGTTCCTTATGCTGGAGCGTTTACTCTTGAAGAAGATGCGAAAGCTAGAGAAGAACATGCAGAGGAATATGATAATAATATCCCACAGGTTATTCATCGTACCAGACGTGATGTTGATGAAGTTGATAGAATTGTGGCCCAAATTATGGGTGAAGATGAAGCGATTCAACGCAATGATGCGCAACATGGTGTGCATCCTGCATCTATTGATACACATCAGATTGCTGCAAATTGGTCTCCTGAGGCCCATTGTATTGGCGAGAAAATTATGTCTGTTCGTCAGTTGATTAAGCGTTTTGGTATGTTTCAGAATGGTCTTAGTTTGGGTCCTGTTACTGGTCCTCCAGCTACTAATTTTACAAATATTCTTTTGGCTCCTTTTTCCATTCGATCCCCCACTACAACAGTGGCACCTTCACGTACTATGTCTTTGTATGAGTATTATTATTTTATTTATGGTTTTTGGCGTGGATCTATGCGTATTAAGGTTTTTGGAACTACTGCAACAACTGGTGTTGATGGTGGTACTTCCAAGGCCACAGACACATGGTTTACTGTCAATAACTATAATTCTGTACAAGACTCTTTCAATTCTCTTTGTAATCGGTTTACGGCTGGTTCTTTTCCTGTGATTGGTACTACTGCTATGCCTTCAGGTACATTGGGTTATGGTAATTCTATGCAATACATCAATCCTAATTTGGAAGGTGTTTTGGAATTTGAGGTGCCTTATTATAATGTATCACATATTTCTCCTGCTACTGTTTATGATAGTGCGACTGGTACACCAATTAATGTGCCAGATGTTCTTAAGGGTCATGTTCCCCCAATCATTTCAGCTATTCAACCACGTGGTGTTATACCTAGTGGTCAATTGATCAACACTCAGCTTGCTCGTGCACCTGGTGATGATTTTTCTTTTATGTATCTCGTTGGCGTTCCTCCTTTGGTTAACGTTGATAGAGCTACAGTCCCTTAGTCCCTTACTAAACTTGCACTCCTTGTTTAGATAAATTTTAACTCTATATTGATAGGTATTAGATTTAAGTTATTATTTAGTTTTTGGGTTTATTCAGTAC